TTCTCCTGCAATCTGTGCAATATCTTGCTGACGTTCCAGCTCTAATAAATCAAGTTGCATATTTTTAGCAGATTCAATAAGACTTAGCAAGTCCGTTCCTGTCTCTAATCCACCACGAGCTGCAATGCTCATACGTTGCTGTGCTTTAATCTCACGTTGTTGCTTAACTAACTGACGTGATTGGAAATCAATAGATGCTTGTTCAGCCTCCGATTGTATCTGTGCAACCTTTGCATTGTACTCGCCAATTTGTTTAGCACGTTTGGCTTGCTTTTTAGCGGCACTACTTCCGAATATACCACCAAGTAATGAAGCTCCTACCTGGACTGCTACTAATGCTGACATTACGCACCCTCCGCATTAACGTGCGTTGCTATGCTTAGTACCGTCATCGGGTATGGTAAGTCTTGCCGCACTTCTATTAGTTTTTCACGCTCATAATCTGACCCCACAAAGAATCTCTGTTGTCCAGTTTTTAAATCAATTACTTGCCCTGATGGGTCTTGTGTATCTGCTACAGGGAATGTTGTTAGCTGTCTGCCAGCCTCACCAACCTTAGCACCTTTAGTTTTAAAGAATCGCACGATAATTTTAGCTACAGCTTTGACTCGACTTTGTGATAGCTTCTGATACAAGGATGGTTCGATGGGCATAGGTCGCAATGTAGATGTGTAAGGCAACCCAACAAGTATATCATTGCTATACATATCAATAGTTACTTTATTATTGGTTACCGTTTGCTCTGAATGAAATGAACCTTCTACAACAATCTGCACCTTTTTGCCATTGATGTGGTCAAGCCCAGTTACTTCGTTACTCGCATTTGTAAATGTGCCACTTACGTTTGTAGGGAAGTTGTCTGAAGTTAAGGGGGTAATATAAAAATCGCTACCAACCACTTGTAATGTAAATGTGTTAGTAGTTACATCTGCAACTTTAAATGGCACTTTAGTTAAGAAAGGATAATTTACTTGCGTTTCAAATTTAATAATGTCGCCATTGCTTAATCCGTGTGCAGTAGATGTTACAGTAAGAATAGTATCCCAGTTAATATCAGGGTCACTATTATGCGTTCCATCTTCTCTAGTAATATTAGTAAATGCAACCGTAGCAGCCTTAGCTGTACCACCGAAATATTTTTTACCAGAGTCTACATACCAATCTAAATCTTTGCGTGGGTGAAACTTCTCGATGCAATACTTGCTGTCTCGCTTGACGCAAGCCCACACAGTATCTTCACCACCATTGTGAATAGATGCGGCACTATAATACTCGCCATCAGTATCTATTCTAGCCCAGCCACGGACTTGTTGCCCACGCTCGTAGGTTAGAACACAAGCGTCACCGTTCTCTTTTATGCACCAGATAAACTGGTTGGGTTGCTTTTGAACAAACATTTCCACAATACCAGAGTCGGTAATGTCCTCGCTAATCAAGTTAAGATCGTTACCAACAAAAGTATCTTCACCCTGTGAATAAACCAACTCACGCACCTTTAGCCCGTCACGTTGCACATATACAATAACATCGTTTGCTGCTTCAGCTTGCAGTGCCGCAGAACCGTATGCGTTTTCTACCAATGTAGTAATGTTGTTCTGTGTAATTAGTGAGTCACGGTCTGCCGAGCGAACAGATACCGCTGTACCTGATGTACCCAAGAATAAGTATCGTTTGCTTTCTAGCCACTTAGGTTCTTCTGGTGAATCGATTGTACGTTTGATAGCATCGGTCGAAAGTGTGCCAGATAGGAAGTTAAATATCTCACCAAATACAGAAGCAAAAATATCTGCTGGTTGGTCTTTAGAACCCGCTAACCATAGTCTGTTTTCAAAAAACTCGGAAGCAGGGCAGAACCCACGATAAGTAGAAAATGCACCCTCAGCCCAATGTAAGGTAGCATCAGGGTCTTGAGCAGTACCACCAGAGTCAAAGTTACCGCCTTGAATCATTGATACTACAGTGGCAGTCGCAGTAGTAACTGCTGTACCTACAGTTGTACTTACGTTAGTAATTTTTACTAGACCTTTATGATAGATATTATCCGCTTCTATACTAAATTGAAAATCTTGAGTGCTTGTTTGTAGAATCCACTTTACTCTTAATTCTGTGTTAGCACCCTCTGCTGTATCAGAAGCATATTTAAAGTTTCTTTGCACACCACCTCTTGTGTCACCTATTACTATATAGTTAACCCAACTACCACCATCTATTCGACGTTGAATAACAACAGATGCTTCCCAAGTGCCATCTGTTTCAAAAGACCAGTTAGAAAAGCTAACATCTAATGGATCACTAGAAGCATCTTCACCATTAGTTGTTCTTGTATCAGCTATTTCTTTTTTATCTGCAGCACGAATATGGTCGATAGCCCAAAAAGAACCTTCGTGACCCTTGTGAAATATTGCTGCACTAGCTGTTAATGTAGTTGTACCTGAATAAACATTAGGAGTTGGTAAAGATGGGTCAATGGTTGTGGATGTAATGTTTACTTCTTGCAATGGAGGATAAACATAAGAAATTTCTTCAATAGTAAATGTAGGAGTAATTGTTGTTCTTTTTAAAACTTGAGTTTCTTTTGTAGGACAAGTAAGAATAAGTGTGTCGTACTTGCGATTAAATTGAATATTTCGTAGCTCTGCTGTAGTATAAGCAGGTACAGTTCCTGTTACATCAACTACTTGAGCAACACCATTAGCATCTTCGTAATGTACTTTAGCATAGCTTGTACCTAGCTCTATAACGAAACGAATGTCGCTAGAAAAATCAAACTCAATCATACGAGCTGGGTTAGTGCCATCAGGTGTACCCCCAGAACCTGCAAACTGAATAAACTCTGTACCTGCTCGACGTTCTACACCGCCCTGTGGTAAAACAAGAAAGTTATCAAGGTCACGACAACCAGTTTTGTAAACTTCTAGGTCGCTACGACCATCCATCTTCCGAGATATTTCACCCGCATTAAACGCTTGTGTATAATTAATAGCCATTAGAATCTAGGGGATTGATTAAATCGTGAAAGTAAAAAGTCGCTTTCTTCCATCTCCCAGTACTTATTTTCTAACGTGTCAACGCTTCGGGCTTGAGGAAGTATTACGTTGTTATATTCTGAAATCAAATTGTTTTGCATTACTTGGTCTAACTGCATAGGAACCGATAACTTAATCGCTAGGTTTTGTATTACAGCTTGCGTCAAAAATGCGTCTAACGTGTTTACATCCTGAACCGAGGCTACATAGCATAAGTAAACAGCTTCGTAGTCACAGAGGATTGTACGCCCTTCTACGACCCATTCTGTGCGATCATCGTAAGCCTCTATATCATCATACACGTTAACTACCCGAACACATTCGTTAGGTAGCTGGTATTTGTACTTCCATTTGAAAGCAGGAGTTTCTGCTAGGCGTGATAGCTTGTCTCGTTTTAATGCACTATTCCAACGATAGGTACGCAGGACTTCTTCTAGTGCTTGGGTAAAAAGAATATTACAGAGCTTTGCACTCTGAACGACCGATTCTTGGTCATTTTGATTGATGTCAAGGGAGGCAATTGTGTCTGCTCCAATCTTAAGCAGGGCGTGGTTGCATATTTCTATCTTCGTCATACTACCTCCAAAATATAAAATGAAGGACTTACATCAGCAGAGAAGGTTGCTGAAAGCCTTCAAGTTAGTTAACTACTAGTCAACAGTTTCGTCGCATCCGATTTGGACAACTTTTTCTTCTTCCATACGAACAGACCCGCAACGCATTGCAGAGTAAGCGTACCAGTTGAAGCGTTTGTCAGCACGTTTTGCGATGTCAGTCTCGATGTTCATACCAGTAGCAGAACGTACACCAGACTTAACCCAAGCGAAACAACCGCGAATGTCGTCAGCAGATGTAGCACCCGCAGGTACATCAGATGCACTCCAAGTCAGGTTAGCTACTTCGTTAGTCGCAACGGTTGTGTCAACAAAAGGAAGCAAGTTAGACACGATGATCTTGAAGCCATAGAAGCTGTCGATAGAACCAGCAACTAATGCTTTAACATTCATATAGTCAGCAGATGTAGCCTTTTCAGCACCCAACAAATCTTCGATCTGTGTAGGAGTTACTGCCAAGTATGCTTCGTTCATTGGGTCGTCAAGGTCAACGCCATTCTTTTGCAAGATAGCACGAGCTTCACGAATCTTGTCGATTGACAATCCGCTGTTTCCGTTAACGATCTTCTGACCAGCAGGAAGAGCAGCAGAGCCAGCTCCAGCCTTGCCTGTAGAAGCGTCAGCAAAAACACCAGTAATAAACTCGATGTCTTTCTTACGCATAAGAGAAGAAACCTGACGCATTACATATTCTGACTCAGGGTTAACAAGAGTCTGAACCTTGTCGAAGCGGTCAAGCAAGATGCCGACTTCGTAGTTGTTCAAGTTTAGTTTCCGACGTAAGTGACTGATCGCTGTGTCAGGTGAGTTCATTCCACCAGAGTTAGCAGATGTGTCAACAGAAGTTGCAAATACTGATCCCAACTGATCGTAGTATGCATCTTCACCAGTTACAGAATCTTCCAAAGAAAGACCTGTGAATTTACCACCTTTTGTTTCAGCAACAAGATCAAGAGTCTTGCCGTACTGATTTACATAAGCAGCATCAATACCATTTTGATAAGCCATTATATATCTCCTTGTTTTAAGTTTAGGCTCAATTAATTAATAATACACTAATCGGCTCTGATTGTCTCACAAGGAGGTCTTGCCTGCCGTTTAACGTCTGGTGTGACGGCAACTTAGGTGGGTCTTGCGATTATCCACCCTTCGTTGCATACACTCTTAACATATCTTAAAAATATGTCAAGTCTTTTTTAAAGGTTTTCTCCCAACTTAGTCATTAAGCTAACTCGTTTTTCCTGAATGTGAGTAGGAATTTTTTTACCTGTGCTAATATAATTTTTAATTTCTTGGTTTACATCGAACAGTTGGTCTTTAATCCCAGCCATTGTGTTGGTCTGATGATGCCCGATTTCAGGATCATCTTGGAAGCGTGTAGCAATGTTAGCTAATGTAGTAGCAAGTGCAGGGTCACGAAGTAATCCAGAGTCTACAGCAAACTGCAAGTTTTCCTCTGGCATACCGTTAGCTTTAAGCATAGCCGTGATACCATTCATCATACCATCGTAGCCTTCACCCCACTCACCCCGAAGCTCTTTATCCATCGTTTCTTCGGCTTCTTTCATTGCCGTGTTAGATTCTTCTATTTCTTGTGCAACCATTCCGAGATACCAGTCAACAAGCTCTTCAGCTTTATCTGCACTAGCTCCCATTTGGTATGCTTGTTCTTTAAATCCTTCAACCGCTTTCTCAAAGAATGGAGCCGAATCTTCCCCAACAAGTTCTCTAAACTCGTCGCCAACCGTAAAATCATACCCGTCAGTACTTTCAGGGCGACCAAGTTTACCATAAAACTCATTCCACTCTTCTTCCGTAGCGTCAGATTTAGGGATATCACCCTTTTTACCAGCGAAACTCTGAAGTTCCTTAATATATTTCCCAACCTCTGTAGCATCTTTGCCCTCCAAGTTCTTCCAAAAACCAGCTTCCTTTACGCTTTCATCTTCGATCTGGCTTAACATAGAGCCAACAAAAGATTCTGGTTGTGTGTTGCTTTCCTCAACAGGTGTTTCTACTACTTCCTCTGTCGTTGTTTCTTCCGTTGTTACTTCTTCACTCATAATCTTCCCTCTCTATTTCTTTCATATTGAGTTGTTTTTTGATAGATAGAATCACACTCCGTAGAGAGTTCATCTTAGATTCAATGATGGGGTCGTTGTACTCTGTGTAATCTTCCCACTTGCAAATCTGAACAAGAAACCTAGCGACCAATATTGCGTTGTCATTTGTCGGGTCAAAGACCTCAATGAACGCTCGTCTTGTTTCTTCTGATAAATCCTTCTCACTGTCCCACGTAAAGTCGTAGGTCACTTTATCAATTATATCCATTAACCACCCATTGCTTGTTGTGTTATCTGCTCAATCATCTCAGCCCCCGAACCTTCTTCGGGAGTCTTCTGAGTTTTGACGTATGCGTCACTTAATGTCTGTGCATTAGCCCGTTGTTCAGCCGCAGCTTGTGCTTCAGCACGTTGCCCACGGATTTCATCAACCTCTGCTTCTGATAGCTGTAGGTCAATCGGAACCATATTAACTTCTTGAATAAATCTTGCAGTCTTATCAGAGTTTACATTGTCCAGAATCTCTGGTTTAAACTGTGCAATCTGCATCATCTGTTGCATCGCTGTCATTGTTCCGAACAACTCAATCTGCCGTGAAGCGATAGATGCTTTACCAACCAAGTCAAACTCAAGGGTCGCACCAGATAGCTCTTCTATCTCAAGCTCTGGGAACATACCCGCTCGTAACATAATGCCAAACGAACGCTCTAGGATTGGTGTAACAAAGTACTTGTTCAAACGATTGACCGCAGGTGTTAAGAATTGCAAAGATAGGTTAAGTCTTTCTTGCGACTCAAACGCTGTCATATTTTGCTTATTGAGAAGCGGATTAAACAACGGAACATAGAACGCATCAAGAATCTCTTGTTCTTTCTTTTCAATCATCTGGTCGTTGACAATTACGTTGTCCATAGGACGCAGTTGCTCAGGTTTTGAAAGCGGGTTGCCAGCGTTCCAGTAGATAATAGAGCCTTGATCGTTACTAATGCGACGAACACTACCATCATTCGGAGCCAACCACGGTGGATTAGACACACGCTCTGCACCACGGATGCGAGAAACCTCCATACGGTTAATCATAGGTAGCGTTGCAAATACTTCTAACGCAGGTGAGCGTCCATACTTTTCGTAGTTTGTTTTATAAAACCGACCCACCGAGTAGGGCATCTCATCAAACCCTGATTCAAGAACCAACTTGCTACCTTCGAGGGAAACATAATATGAAGCAATTGGCTTTTCAGTTTTCTCAGGTGAGTCGGGTACAAACTTAGCACGAGGCATTACGATGTGGATAAATGTAAACTCTTTCGTGGAGGTTCTGGGGTCTTGTGCAAGATCAGCAATACCTTGAGGACAATCTTCGTCGAACTGTTGCAAAGCCTGCCTTGCGGTTAGCTTAAACTCACGGATAACCGTGTCAACCTCACCAAGATAGTTTTCACAAAAGTAAAATTGGTTGATGTAATGCGAACGGAAGTTAAGCATACGCTTCGCTGTAGGTTCACAATACAAAGATGTTGTTCCGATGTAGCCACAATGGTCGATACATTGTCCCATTTCCTCGTAGAAGTTAGACTCTTCGATTGCCCGAACAAACTTCTTGGTAACAGAACTTAACGCACGAACCACATTGTCGCTTTTCTGTAGGTCACGGTTCTGTGGTACAACACGAATCCAGTTCTGCCCTTGTGGGAACAGGTGGCTCATCATACCAGCGGTAAACATACGACGAGCTTTGATCCCGATGTCGGTGATACGTTGCTCATCATCTCGCTGACCCTTAGACCGTTTGCTTTGAATGTTGTCGGCACTTGGGTTGCAGTACTCCGCCGCAGATTCGTAAAGATTCTCGAAGTTCTGCCGCTCAGAGCTAGACTTTTCACGCTTATACATCGCAATTAAAGAAGATACATCCATTAAATTACCATCCCACCTTCAGGGCTTATAGTTTTATTGCGAATAGCCATATCTTTTTGACGTTGTTTTAAATATTTTTCATAAGCACTTTTTCTTGTTGCTCTTGCTTTTGCCATTCTTTGATTTTTTCTGCTACCGCCATAGCTACCCGTTTTTGAAATTGCCTTAATTCTATCGGTAAGTGCTGGATCAAAAGATTCAAGTGTTTTTTCTTCTGGCATTTTTTCACCTCTAAGAGCCTGTGCCGCTGCAGCTACGTTAGCTAGTTGGATAGGTGACGCACCAATTAGTTGCCCACCCGCTCCAATCTTTTGTCCTCTAGTAACATAAGCTCCCATTCTAGCACGACGGGCTGCTTCTTGACGCATAGTTGGTGCAATTACTTCTGCACTTATATCTTCTGCTGGCGGTGGCGGGGTTTTCGGTGGCGGTGGTGGTGTTGTCTTTTTACTGCGACCCATAACTTAATCTCCTGATCCTGTCCAGTTTATAAAACTTTAGGGGATTGTCCCCTCGCTCAAACGCAACCCAAGTTAATTCGTATGGGCAAATCTCAAATAGACGTTTTATGTCTCCTGCGGCATAATGTACATACCAGCAATCGAGTTTGTCAAGTTCTTTTTCAGAGTTTTTTCCTTCTAATAATTCTTTGTTGTGCATAACCGCCATCACAAACAAACTGTTGTCGCTATACACCACCCCAGTCGTCGAGTAATGATGTATCAATTCCTCTAACTCGCTCCCATAACGGTCTCTTGCTGTCTGTATCGGTGTGTTCACTGACGTACTCCTGTGCTGACCCAACTTTTGTTGGTAGGTTCTTTGCCATACCTTCTCCTAGGTAAGACTCTACTAAGTTTAAATGGATTGCCATTACCATAGTGCGGAATGCATCTGCCCCGTGGGAGTGTGCATCGTGTACTGGTCGCCCTGCCGCCCCCTCACGGTAGCTATCCAAGTGTTCTAGCAAGTCCCCACACCGCTCGTGGATGCGAACATCACGCAACATACGACGACATATCTCAATATCCTGCAAGACTGAGCTCGTCTTTGGTACTCTTCTAAAGTCTATACCCACTTCTTTAGCTCTTGTGATTAAATCACCAAACAACATACGCTTAGATACATCGTGCGGGGCGTAGTGTCCTCCATATTTGTAGTTTTTACTGTTAAGTACTACAGAATAGTCCTCAATCTTCTTCCCTGTGGACTCGTGGTAATCAATAATAAGTGGCTTCCCATTTACTATCTGGGCAAAAACAATGCTGGTAGCGTCACTAGTACCTAAATCCCAAAAGGTATACACCCGTCCAGAGCCATCATAGTTCCCAAAACGCCCCTCATTCCTAAGGATTTGCAGCTCGTGTCCATAGTAACTGTTCTCTACCTGCGAGACAGCCTCATTGAGATACTCCTGCCTTGC